TCACTGGGAGCCCAGCTCCCACACCGTCTGGGCGACCCCCTGGGACCTCTCCCACCTGGCCTGGAGGCTGCGCGCGACCCGCAGCTCCATCTCCGGGGTGACGTGCGAGTAGAGACCCTCGACCGTCGCGGACTTGTGCCCCATCCGCGTCTCGACCACGACCCGCGGGTGGCCGTCCTCGTCCAGCCACGTCTTGTGTCCGTGCCGCATCCCATGCGGCACCAGGCCCGACATGCCCTCGACCGGATCGAGCGCCGGCCGCCCGCGCGTGCCGCGCCGCCGCGGCTCGGCCGGCCGACCCTTGACGATTGGGTGCCAGTACCGCCCGTAGAACTCATCATCGACCCGGAGCGGCTTGCCCGTGATCGAGGTGAACACGAGCTCGCTGCCGCCCTGGCCCCGGACCTCGCGCAGGATCTCGGCGAGGAACGGCGGCACCCGGAGCGTCCGATACGACCCGTACTTGGGCGGCAGGAGCGTCCACCCCTTCTCGCGCAGCCACTGGCCCTGGTAGTCGACCCGGACCGCACTGCCGTACGGATCGTCGGAGAGCCAGAGCCGATCCTTACGAAGTCCGGCGATCTCTCCGATCCGCATCCCCGTGTAGGCCATCGTGAGCACCATGGCCCACCCCTGCAGATCCCGAGCCGTCCGGGCGTTCGCTGCGATGCGGAACGCCTGGAGAGGGTCCGGGTAGATGTAGTCGTCCTCGCCGGCCCGCGGGGGCGGGACGTACCGGCCGCGGCGGGCGGCCTTCCCAGTGGGAACCGGGTTGGCAGTGATGAGCCCCTCGTCCACCGCGTCCTGGAGCATCAGCCGGAACAGCGACTCGATGCTCGTGACGTAGTTGGGTTTGTTCGACCGGCTGAGCCGCTTCTTCCAGGCCCGGAAGCCCAGCGTGCTGATATCGCGTAGGTCGACGCTGCCCCATTCCGGGATCAGCTGCGCCCGCAGCCTGGACCGGTAGGTCCCGTCGCTCAGCTCGGCAACGTCGATGGACTCCAGCCACAGCTCGGCGTACTGGCCGAACGTCATCTTTCCGCTGCGGGGGTCGATGAACTTCTTCCCGCGGCGAATATCGGATTCGAGCGCCTGGCCGTACTGCTCGGCCAGGCGCTCGGTGGGGAACTTGTTGCCGAAGTCGTCCTCGCTCGCCGAGGCGTACTTCCCGTTCGGTAGCTTGTACTTGACGCGCCAGTACTTTCCGCGCTTCTCGGCATAGGCCATGCACTGCTCCATGGGTGGCGGCGGAGCCCGGCCCCGTCGGGGCCGGCCGCCCGTGATCTCTACTCGACTCGCTGCCTACATGGCAGCTGCGACCAGCTCGGCGCCGACCTGGTCGACCTCGGCCTGCAGCGCCCTCTCCAGGCGCGGAACGTCCTCTTCCGTGACCCTCGACTCCAGCACCGACACCTGGAGGATGTGCTCCGTGTCGGTCCGGATGGTCTCGAAGAACATGAGCCCTCTACGCGGCAGCTCTGGGACGCGCTTGACGTGGATCCGCGGCAGCACGCGGCTCCCCCCTTACCTGACCGAGTACGGTGCCACCCTCCCTCGCAGGTAGACGCACAGTATCGAAGCCGACCGACACTGTGAACAGCTACTCGTCAGTACGTTCAACCTTGGACTGTCGACCGGTCACCGCGCGCCGCAGGTCCCGCTGGACGGCACCCCACTCGCGCAGGTCCTCGCGCACCTGGTCCGGCGCCGGCGGCTCCTCGCCGCGCTCGATCACCAGAGCCATGACCGCTGCGGACCCGTCCTCCCGCAGGTCGACGATGTCCGTGTCGATCACATGCCCGTCGGACAGCTCCTGGAGGAGCCGAGCGGGCAGGCGCTTCATGAGCGCCCGTGCGAGGGCCAGTTCCAGGTCGCTCGGCTGCGCGGCGGCCGCCGGCTCCGACTCACGAAGAGTCGGTTCGCCACCGGCCAGGACAGCCTCCACCGATCCGTCGTCCCAGCCCACCTCGCGCGCGTAGCTGCGGATCGTCGCCGTCACGCGGGTGGCGCGGCCGGCCTCGATCGTCGCAAGGGAGTTGCGGGTTACGCCGATGGCGCTCCCCAGCTCGTCCTGCGTCCGGCCCCCCGCCTGGCGGCCGGCCTTCAACAGGCTGCCCAGCCGGGCCCAGTCTCTCGTCATGGGCCCCATCATGCCGCACGCCGATGCAACGGGACAGTGCGGATCCGGCCTCTTGAGCTGGGCTTAAGGCCCGGTTTCTGTGCACATCCGTTGCATCGGATGGGACCACTGGTGCACTCCGGGCCCGGTATCGAACAGGTTTCCGACAAGCTCAATGCACAGAAACTGTGCATTGAGTGTTGTGTCCTGCATCGCTCTGCGCTACGTTTCATGGCGTGACACCGAACGGCACTGCAATCAGGGCCTTCCGAGAGGTCCAGAAACTGAGCATCCGCAGGTTGGGCGTGCTCTCCACGCGTGACCCGTCTCACATCTCGCGCATCGAGCGGGGGAAGGCCGGGGCATCCGAGGAGGCGCTCCGACGAATCGCCGGAGCGCTCGGCGTGCCGGTAGCAGCCATCAACAGGGAGGAACAGTCGTGACCACGGCCACCGCCACCAGGCCCCGCCGCCGCAAGACCGCGTCGGTCGAGGACATCCCGGTCGAGGAGCTGCGGCACTACTCCGTCAAGGAGACCGCCGCGCTGCTCGGCATTTCGCCCCGCTGGCTGGCCGGCAAGTGCGCCGCCCGCGAGGTCGCCTTCACCGTCATCGCGGGCCAGAACAAGTTCACCGCGGCGCACATCAGGTTGCTGTCGGCCGCAGGCGAGGTCGTCCCCGCCGCCATCGGCCGCCGGGTCCTCGCGCCCGCCGTCTGACCCAGACACGAAAACGGCCGCCCGCTGCAGACGGACGGCCAGGTGCAGCTCGCACCACCTACCCAAGGAACGGAGGTACGGCCGCAATGCAGCAGCCTACCGAACTCGAACTGCAGTACCCCGCGATGCTGGCCGTCGCCGCGCTCACCCAGCGCATGGCCGCCGCCGGCGTCCCCCAGACCATCACCCCCGCGTGGGACTACACCGGCGGCCTCGCCACCGGCGTCTTCCCCGAGAACCCCGACGCCCTCGTGGTCCTGAGCGCCTGGTGCAACCTCCTCGGCCTCGACCACCGCGTCTCCTGGCGCGACGTCGTCACCCCGGCCGGCGGCCGCCGCGTCTGGACCATCGCCACCACGGTCGACGAGATCTCCGTGCACATCAGCGCCTCCGTCCCGCTGCGCACCTCCGACCGCGAGCTGGTGAACGCATGAACCCGAGGCGTAAGGCAGTCACCGCGCTGCCCGCAGTCACCGCGCTGCTCGTGTTCCTGGCGAAGCACCCGGACGTCGCCGAGCTGCCCCTCAGCTGGGACGTCCGGCGTGACGAGAACGGCTACGACCTCTGGGTGGAGGCCGAGCACTACGCGCCGAACGGCGGCGAGCTCCTCCACGCGGTCGGGAAGGCCCTCCGAGGGGCCGTCACGAAGAACGAGTTCGTCTCGACCGACAGCGGCAACCCCACGATCGCCTACCACCTCAGCGGGTCGACCGGCGGAGTCTCCGTCATCGGCGACGCCTTCGTGCGCACGGCGGATGCGGAGGCAACCCGATGAGCACCGAACCGATGACCCCCGAGCGCTTCGCTGAGATCCAGGCCCGCGAGGAGGCCGCCACCCCCGGCCCCTGGCGCTGGCGGGGCGACACCGCGGCACGTCACCTCCGGCTCCAGACGCCTCACCGCGGCGGCCTGACCATCATGGACTTCATTCGCTGGGGGATGAACGGCGCCCGGCCGCGCTTCGCCCGCGGCGGGCTCATGTACCCGGCCGACGAGATGGCCACCTACGACTACCGCAAGAACGTCGTAGGCATCGACAACCCCGACGCCGCGTTCATCGCCCACGCCCGGCAGGACGTCGCCGACCTCATCGCCGAGGTGGGCTGGCTCGCTGCCGAGCTGGCGGACCGGATCGCCGAGCTCACCACCTCGGCCCGCGTTGCGGAGCAAGCGTGGGAGCGCAACGCCGCGATGGCCCAGGAGATCACCGAGCTGCGCGAGCAGCTCGCCACCCCGGTCTGGAAGGCCTACTACGACACCATCACCGTCGGCCTGTTCCGTACCGAGGCGGCTGCCCGCGCGGCGTGCGAGGACCTGATCCGGTGCGAGGACGCCGCCGGCGCCGAGTCGGCGACGTTCGACTGGATCGGCGACGAGGACGACCCGGAGGAGCCGCGCGAGCTGTGCGTGGCCTTCCCCGGCCTCGACGAGGCCCCCACCGGTTACTGCGTAGTCGGGGCGCAGGTGGCCGACACGTACGACCCGGACGCCGAGTCATGACGAACAGCCTCGGCCCGGTCGCCAGCGCCCTCGTCCTCGGGGCCCCGGTCGCCGCCGCGGTGGCGATCAGTTTCTGGCCAACCCGTGAGCAGCTGCGCCGCCGCCGGATCCGCCGGTCGTACCGGCGGGCCCGCCGCGCGGCCCGGAAGGCCTGACCGGTGGGGACGGCCGACCGGCCGGAGCGCCCCGCCCCGGCGGCCGACCGTCCCCGCCACGGCTGCGCCCAGTGGCTCCCGGCCGAGGGCCGCTACTGCGGCCGATCGGCCCGGGAGTACCGCACCGGCCTCTGTTGCCCCGACCACACCCCAGCCCGACAGGCCGGCCGGGACGAACCCGAGTCCGGCCCCGGATACACCCCGCAGCGCCTCGCCACCCCGGCCTCCGCCAGCGCCGTCATCGACGCCCAGGCGATCGCCAGCGGTAAGAGGCGCAGCAGTCCCCGGGAGTACCGCCTCGCCCAGGCCGCCACCGGCCGGGCCCCGCACCCCAGCACCAGGAGCACAGGATGACCGTCCGTCTCGTCCCACCCGTGAGCAGCCTCGGCCTCTACGGGCCCGCCGATGAGCCTCTCGCCGAGGGCCCGCGGTTCGTCCGCACCGACCGCATGGCGCGCTGGCACCGGATCCGCTCCGGCGTCCACCGCGGCGACGGCCGGACGGTCTACACCCTGTGGTGCGGCTCGTTCGTCCGCGACGACGACTTCCTGTCCCGCGAGCAGCTGCGCGACGACGACCTGGTGTGCGGTCCGTGCGACGGCCGGGCGGTCGGCTCCGGTCAGGAGCCCGTCGGCCCCGCCGGCCGCCGCCTCGTCTTCACCCCGCGCGACCTCGCCCCGCCCAGGGTGTGCCCCGGCTCCAGGGACGCCGCGCTCACCGCGGTCGACGCCGCCGGCACCGTCGGCCGCTGCCTCGCCTGCAGCGACCTCCACCCCGTCCGCGCCATGGGCGGCCCCTACAACCCGCGCGCCGCGATCGTCCAGCACGCCCCGGGCGCCCGCCTGGTCGCCCCGTGCCCCTTCCACCGCTGGAAGTACCTGACGCCCGGCCCGGACGGCATCCGCTGCTCTTGCGGCCGCGAGCTCACCTCGAACGGAGATGCCCGATGATCACCGGACCCGTCACCACGCTGGAGCAGGCCGAAGCCGAGTTCCGCGCCGCCGTCGACCGCGTCCAGCGCACCCCGCTGCCCGAGCGCTCCGCCGAGGACGCCCTGATCACCCCGACCCTCGACGACATGGCCGTCAACCCGGGTGGCGCGCAGGCCCTGTACCGCATCACCTACCAGCGCGTCGGCCGCCGGGGCGGCCGGGACGGCTCCCCGGCACCCGCCCCGCTCACCGTCTGGGCCACCGACCCCGGCCACCTCGCCCGACTCATCCACAAGGACGTCCACCCCTACCTGCTGTCCACCGAGATCGAGGTCGACGTCGACCTGGAGGACGGCACCGGCTACATCCTCGCCGGCCTCCGCAGCGGCGGCACCTTCACCATCGAGGTCCTGGCGGTCAACCAGTGAGCCTCCCGCTGCGCCTCGCCCGGGTCGACGACCCGAGGCCCGCTCTCGTCCTCGCCCACGCGGACGGCCGGGACTGGTTCCTCGCCCCGCTGCCCGCCACCCGGCTCCGGCCGCAGTACCGCGACTGGCCGATCCCCGCCCTCGTCCTGGTCGACACCCCGCGACCCGGCTGCACTACCTGCCGGGGGGAGGGCGGCTGGACCGAGGCGGTCGGCCACCCGGAGACCGGCGAGTACGACGGCGAGGACTACATCCCCTGCGGCTGCTGGAACCCGTGGGCCGAGCCCGTCCTGACGGTCCGCATTCCTCGCTGGATCGCCCGCCGCTGGCTCCACCACCAGCCGTGCACCAGCACCGTCGCCCCGTTCTGACCAGACCCACCCGTACGGCCCGTGGCGGGCCGACACCGACTCGGCCCGCCACGGGCGACCAACCACCGTAGGAGCCCCGCCCGATGCCCTGGGTCCGTCTCGACGACCGGTTCCCCTCCCACCGAAAGGTGCGGCTCCTGTCCGACCCGGCCTTCCGCCTGTACGTCTCGGCGGTGTGCTGGTCCGCGGAGAACCTCACCGACGGGGTCATCGGGACGAAGGAACTGCGACTCGTGTCCGACGTGAGAAGTGCGCCAAAGCGAGCCCAAGAACTAGTGGATCATGGACTTTGGGACGTGATCGACGGAGTGGGTTGGCGTATCCACGACTACCTCGAATACAACCCATCGGCCGAGAAGGTCAGAGCCGACCGGAAGGCCAAAACCGCACGTCAGCAGCGGTGGCGCGACAAGTCCCGTGGCGACGACGAGGAGCCTGACGGGGCTGACGTAGACGCCTATGTAGACGCGTCTACAGACACGTCGCGAGACGCTGCCCCGACCCGGCCCGACCCGCACCCGTCCCCTGTAGGTACAGGAGGGTGCGCACCTGACCGTCAAAGCGCTACCGCCCATCCTTCGCTTCGCTCAGGACGGTTGCTATCGGAAACCGATCTTGACCACCTGCCTTCGGAAGGCTTCCCACCTGTAGTGGGAACAGCAACCCCCCCAGGGGCTGACGGTGAATCGGCCGGCGTCGAGCACGTCGGAGATCCGGAGCAGGCGAAGCGTCATCACATGCAGGGCTGCGGCCGGTGCCAGACCGGTCGGAACCTCTGCCCCGAGGGCCGCGCGCTTCTCCTCGCAGCCTCCGGCCTGTGGCTGGCGGTCCCCGACGAGGAACGTCGGCTCTGGGGAGTCCCCAGCCCCGCCTCGGACAGGTCCGACCTCCGGAGGCCCGCGTGAGCCCCGACGCCGCCCTGGCTGCCCTGGCCGGCGCCCTGGAGCCCTTCCTGGCCGACGACTCCCACGAGGCCGCCCTGGCGGCCCTCCAGGAGCTGCACGAGGACGGCTGGCACATCACCCCCGACCCGACCGCCGACAACCACGCCTGGCGCCGCATCACCCGACCCACACCCCGGAGCACCCGATGACCCTCCCCGCCATCGCCGACCACAGCCCCGCCCGCGCCGAGACCTCCTGGAACCCCCCGATCTGCCACGACTGCACCGAGGCCACCGGCCACTGGATCCCCTGGCCCTGCCCCACCCTCGCCGAGGACGCCGAGATCACCCCGGCCGCCTCCGGCTGGCACATCACCCCGAAGGCCGGCGCGTGAGCGGCTACTACCTCGCCCAGGTCGAGCAGCAGCGCAACGCCGCCGAGGACGAGCTGGCCAAGCTGCGCGCCTGGGTCCGCGAGTACCGGATCCGGGCCGAGGCCGCCGAGGCCGCCGTCGCCCGCGGCCGGGCCCTCGCCGCCGAGATGCGCACCTGGTGCAGCCCCCACGGCATCGCCGACCTGTACGCCGACCGCCTCGACCAGGCCCTCGACACCCCCACGAACTGACCCAGGCCACCAGGACAGGAGCACGCACGTGACCCAGCAGCCCACCGCCCCCGCCGGCGACGACCTCCGGTACATCGCCCACCACTGGCCCACCCTGCGGGCCGCGCTCCAGGTCGGCACGCCGCGCACCTGGCCGCCCGTGATGGGCATCGACCGTATGGACTGCGACGACGACCAGGCCGAGGAGACCGGCAGCGAGCTCGCCGAGCGCACGCCCCTCGCCCCGGGAGAGCGCCCGGCCCCGCTCCGGGTCGGAGTGCTTGACGCCCTGAGCGAGATCAGCGAGGAGCTGTGCACCCTCGCCGACGGCCTGGCCTCCGCGATCCAGCGCCCGCCGTTCGTCGTCTCCTCCGCCTCCGCCCGCGACTACGCCGCCCGGGAGATCGCCCTCGCCACCGCCGCCATGGCCGAACGCGACCGCACCGACCCCCGCCGCTGGCAGATCCGCGGCCGCCTCCGCGCCGACGGCGGCACCCACCGGGACGGCGGCCTCGCCGCACTGTGGCTCCTCGCCCGCCTCGACAACCCCCTGGGCGACGGCCCGTTCCGCCGGATCCTCCCCACCGAGATCACCCGCATCCGGACCGCCGCCGCCGGCATCCGCCGCCGCATCGACCGCATCCTCGGCGACCTGGAGCAGGCCGAGCAGCAGCCCACCGGCATCCCGTGCGCCTGCGGCGGCGAGCTCGCCATCACCAACAACCGCGACGACGACGACTTCGAGGTGACGTGCGGATCCTGCGGCACCCGCTGGTCCGGAGAGGCCATCGTCGCCGCGCTCCTCGCCGCCTGACACCCCCTCGCCCGGCCGCCCACCCCGGCGGCCGGGCCCCATCTCCAGCACCATCCGGAGCGCACCATGAGCATCGACCCGCACCCCACCCCCGAGGCCAAACTGGCTCGCTTCACCGAGCACACGAGCGGCGGACACGCCCGCTGGACCGGCCCCCGCAACGGCCCCGCCCCGCGGCTGCGCCACAGCGGGCGGCAGTGGCGGATCCTCGACCTCGCCTTCCGCGTGCGGTGGGGACGGGAGCCGGTCGGCCCCGTACGGCCCGGCTGCGGAGTGCCCTGGTGCCTCGCCGGCGAGCACCTCGAAGACGCCCGAGACCGTAAGGCGTTCCGAGCCATCGGCCTCTGACCTCGCCTGTACGACCTAACAGGAGCACCCATGCCCAGCACCCCGGCCCCCCGCCTCTGGGAGACCGATCACCCGTACTACTGCGCCGAGGGCAACTACTACGCCCGCCCCAGCGAGGGCCTCCACACCCGCTACGACTCCTGGGCCCTCTTCATCGACGACTGGGGCAGCACCGACCCCGACATGAACCTCGTCTTCCGCTGGGACTGGCAGCGCGCCGACCCGGCCAACTACAGCGACGGCGAGGAGATGCCGCTCGACACCCTCCAGGTGTTCTGGGTCCTCCAGCGCAAGGCGATCCTGCGGTCCACCGAGTGCATCGTCACCGAGGCCGACGAGCCCGCCGTCCGCGAGTGGCTGGCCGACCGGGCCCGCACCATCACCGCCATCTGGGACCCGATCGTCTTGGCCGAGCCCAACACCGCGGCCGCCAAGCTGCACGCAGAGATCCCGCTGTACCTGTACGCCGAGGACTGCCCGCACGCCGAGCCCGACGAGGGCGACCCGACGGCCGAACACTGGGACGAGCGTCACCCCCTCGGGCTCAGCGAGACCGGCTACACCGGCGACCGGATCTGCCTCGACAGCCCCGTAGGCCGCTCCGTCTGCGGCACCTGCATCGACCGCGACAACGCCCCCGACCCGCTGCCCTGGCCCTGCCCCACCGCCGCCGCCCTCGGTCTCGCCACCGGAAGCTGACCCGCCGTGCGCGCCCTCGCCTACTTCACCGCGCTGGCACTCGCCGTCCTGGCCGTCAGCACCGCCGCCCTCGCCCTCATCCTCGCCGCAGCCACGGTCGGCACCCGATCCGACGGAGACCAGCAGCCATGACACAGCCCCCGCAGCACCCGAGCGAGCCCCTCGCCGCCGTCCACGTCTACCGCATCCCCGGCCACCACGCACTGCTCCCCGGCCACGAGATCACGGCACTGTTCCGCACCATCGCCGCCCGCTGGGAGGGCTACGCCGAGACCGGGTGCAGCTGGCGCGACGAGCAGGGCGAGCTGGTCCCGCTCGACCCCACCAGCCTCCGCGCCCTCGCCTCGGCCATACGCTCCCACGCGGACGCCATTGACTGCAGGCTCATTGCGGGCATGCCCACCGCAGAGGCAGGAGACCAGTCGTGACCCGCCACCAGCTCCTGGCCGCCACCGTCGCCGCCTCCGCTGTGCTGCTCATGGTCGCTGCGTTCCTCGCCGCCTGTACCCCAGGCGGCACCGCGTGCGCCGCGCCCGCCGCGACACCCCGGCCCGCCAAGACGCTGCGCCCGACGACAGCGCCCGCCAAACCGCGAGCGACGGCCGCCACCAAGCCGACCGCGACCACGACCGTCCACCGCACGTACGTCATCGAGATCGACCACGACGACGACTGCGACTGACCCCGCGCTGGCGCCCGCCAACCAGCCGTTGGCGGGCGCCAACCAGCAGGGTTGACGAACACTCACAAACGCTGACAAACTCCCCGTACAACAACAAAAAAGAACGGCCCCCGGATCGGTGCGCTAACACCACCCGAGGGCCTGACCATCGAGAGACTGAGAGATCTCGCAATGGCTACCGCACACCCTAGCGTGACGCGCCCCGACGCCGTCACCGCCGCGTCATCGACGCCCGACGAAGCGCCCGCCGTCGCCGCCCTCGCGGCCCTCGCCGCCTTCGTCACCATCGCCCTCACCGCCACCGCGTTCTGGCTGTCGTACGAGCACCTCCACGACGTCGCCGCCCGCTACGGCCTCCAGGCCGCCGAGGCCCGCGCCTGGGCCTGGCCCGCCACGGTCGACCTGTTCATCGTGGCCGGTGAGGTGCTGATCCTCCGCGCCTCCCTGCTCCGCCGTGTCGACCCCTGGGCGATCGCCCTCACCGCGGCCGGCTCCCTCGGCTCGATCGCGCTCAACGTCGCCGGCGTCGGCACCGGCGCCCGCCCGCTCGACTACGTCGTCGCCGCGGTCCCGCCCATCGCCGCCCTGCTGGCGTTCGGCGCCCTCATGCGCCAGGTCCACGACCGCATCGCCGCCCTTGCCACCGCGCCCGCCACCGCCCCGTCGGCGCCCGACGACGAGGACCCTGTCTACCTGTCGTCGCCCGCTGACGAGCAGCCGCAGGCCGACGAGCCCGCCACCGAGCCCGCCGAGGATGACGAGCAGCCCGCCGAGCGCCCGACGTACGAGCTGCCGATCGACGAGCTGATCCGCTGCCTGTACGACATCCACCAGGGCCGCCCGACGACAGGCCAGATGACGGCCGCTATGTCCGAGGCCGGCCTGGGTGACGCCCCGTCGACGGCCCGCGCGTCCCGCGCCCGCATCGAGGCCCGCGAGCCCCGCCTCCGCGACCTGCCTTCCCGCGTCGCCAGCTGACCCGGTGAGCGCCCTCCACTGGGCGATCCCCCCGGCCGCCGCCCTCGCCTGGGCCCTGCTGCGCCGCGTCGACCGCGACGCCGCCCGCGCAGCCCTGGCCACGGTCGCCGCCGTCGGGATCACCGCCGCCCTCGTCTTCCTTCCCCTGCTGCTCACCAGGAGCTGACCATGCCCGCAACCACCCTCGGCGCCGTGTTCACCGGCCTCGCCCTCCTGATCGTCTACGGTTTCGTCTGGTGGTACCGCGAGGGCCACCGCGCTGCCGCCCTCCTCCCGTGGTTCCTGGCCATGGCGTACGGCATCCTCGCGACCCTCACCGCCGGCAGCCTCCTCCAGGTCCTCGCGGGCACCGCGTTGTGGGGGAGTGGTGGCCTGGGCGACTTGGCCCTGGTCTTCGGCGTCGGCACGGGTACCGGCGACGTCACCGCGTCCTCCAGCGTCGCGCTCACCAAGGGAGGCGGCATCGTTGTCGCCCTGCTCACCGTGGTCATGGTCTGCCTGCTCACCATCGCCCGCCGCAGCATCCCCTGGCTCAAGACCGCCGGCGGCATGGTCTCCGGCGTGTGCCTCGCTCTCACCAGCGTCATCGCCGGGCCCGCCGCCGTCCCCCTCGCCTCCGCCGCGAACCTCATCGGGTCGATCTTCACCTCGGCGGGCCACTGATGGCCGGCCGCCTGCTGACCGGCGGGGGAGTGCTCCTCCGCCGGGTCGGCGCCTGGTGGACCGCCGACGGGGTCATGTCCGGCGCCGCCCGGGTCATCGGCACCCTGTTCGCCGTCCTCGCCGGCGGCGGCCTCCTCCTCGGCGCCCCCGCGCTCTGGTGGCCGCTCGCCCTCGGCTGGCTCATCGCCTCCTGGTACGCCCAGCCCGCCCCGGCCCCGGCCACCGAGCAGGCCGACCCCGGCGAGTTCCTCCGGATCCTCCACCAGCTGCTCGCCGACCGGACCGGCATTCACCTCGCCGAGGTGGCCGAGCACCTCACCGGCGACCCCGAGCAGACCGCGGCCGTCCGCGAGCTCTGCACCCTCGCCGCCGTCCCGATCAACCGCGGCGTCCGCGTCAAGGGCCGCGGGGTGTCCACCGGCATCCGCGCCAAGGACCTCCCCCCGCTCCCCACCGCTGCGCCCGACCCCGCTGCAGGCGTTGTTGCTGCAGGTCAGCCCAGCAACAGCAACAGCAACGCCATCGCCTGGATCGTCCAGAAGCCCGGCGGCGAGCCCACCGAGTTCGCCGTCGAGCACGCCCGCCAGACCGCCTGAGGAGTCCCCAGATGATCCGCCTGATCGCCACCCTCGCCACCTGGACCACCTGCCCCCTGTGCGGCTGGTGGGCCCAGCCCGGACACGCCTGCCACCCCGCCGACCGCCGCTGATCAACAGCCCGCCTCCGCGGCAGCTTGACGCGGCACCCGCTGATGATCCATAGTGGCGCCCAAGTCCGGCGTGCCCGGACGCAACCCAGACTCCACCGAAGGCCCCGCGGCCGAGCAGTAGCCGCGGGGCCTTCGGCGTTCCCCCACCGCTGCGCCCCGGAGGCCACCAGTGCCCCTGCCCACCCTCGGCCGAGTCGTCCACTACACCCTCAGCGAGCAGGACGCCGCGATCATCAACCGCCGCCGCGCTGGCCGCGCCAACCGGGACCGGGTCGACGTCTCCACCCTCGGCAACTACGCGCTGCCCGGCCAGACCTACCCGGCCCAGGTCGTCGCCGTCTGGCCCACCTCTGTCAACCTCCAGGTGAGCCTCGACGGCGCGGACGCCTACTGGGCGACCAGCCGGACTGAGGGCGCCGAGTGGGGCACCTGGGCCTGGCCGGCCCGCTCATGAGCGCCACCGCCTTCCCGCACCGCGCGACCATCACGCGCCAACTGAAGGCCGGCACACCGGAGGACGGCTGGGCCACCTGGGAGGACACCCGCCGGGCCTGCCTGGTCTGCAACTGCGGCACAGTCACCGGCTGGCAGCCGGTCGAGGAGATCGTCCGCCTCGCCCAGGAGCACACCGAACCGCGAGCGTCCGGGCCCCGCCCACCGCACAACGCATCGATCATCCAGCAGTACCAGGCCAGTCCGAACGGCCACCTGGGCTGGGGCCACGACACCAGGACCGGCCGGGCCTGCCTCGCCTGCAACTGCGGCACGATCACCGGCTGGCTGCCGCTCGCCGAGATCATGGCGATCGCCGAGCAGCACCGCATCGAGCTCTGACCGAGGAGGAGACCATGGCCACCACCGAACCGCCAACCCGGGACGAGCTGATCCGTCTGATCGCCGAGGGCACCGGGTGCGGAGGTCACTACTCCTGCAGCCGCCCACCGATGCCCGACGAACTGGACGATGCGGCCGAGCTGCTCGATGACTTCCTCGCGTCCCTGCCCCGCGCCGAGAAGGCCGCCCGCGCGGCTGACCTGGAGAACCCATAGACCTGACGGGGCGGCGCTGTGCAGCTGCTCTGGCGCTGCGCCTGGCGGCACGTCGGCCACAGAGCCCAGACCGTCGCGCGGCGTTGAGACTCCGGCAGCCCCGCCCCGTCAGCACACCCAGGAGGACCGGTGCCCTGGCTTAGCCGACGGCCCCGGCCGTGCCTCACCCACAGCAAGGCCTCGCCTATGAGGATCGCCCGGCTGGAAGAGGAGACCGGCATCCGCCCCGGCGCTGTCGCCGAGCTCCTCGCCGCAGGGCTGCCCCTGGTCGAGACGTACTCGGACCCCAACCTGATCGACTGCGGCGACACACGGTGCCGCGCCTATCGGGCGGGGAGGGGATGATGGCACGCCGCGGGAAGCACCGGGCCGGCCGCCCGTACCGCCGGGCCCGTGCCCAGATGTTCGCGATCTACGGCGACACCTGCCACATCTGCGGGCACCACGGCGCGGGCGAGGCCGACCACCTCGTCCCCGTGTCCCTCGACTGCGAGCAGCCGATCGACCCGCACGCGATGCGGCCGGCGCACGGCGCGAACGCCCGGTGCCCGGTGTGCGGCCGGGCCTGCAACACCGAGCGAGGCAACCGGCCGGTCACCTACGCGGTGCGGACCTCTCAGGCCTGGTGAAAATCAACAGGCCTCTGACCTGCATGTTTGTCAACACTCTGACCTGCGGGTTTGCCGGGTCCGATTTTTTGGGTGGGGGCCCGGTCGGCCCCGCGCCCAAGTCTTCCGTCTCTCTCCCCGTGAAATCGAGGCGGTGTGGATCATGAGCAAGGTGGAGCACGCCGCGGCCTCCGGCGACCGCCGGGCGACGCTGGAGGCGATCCGCGACCAGCTCGCCCGCGAGCTCGCCGAGACCGTCGGCCCGGCCGCCGCTGTGCTGTCCAAGGAGCTGAGAGCGACCCTCGCCGAGCTCGAATCGCTGCCAGGCGGACGGGAGGTGTCTGTCCTTGACGAGCTCGACGCACGGCGAGCGGCGCGGCGCGCAGAAGCCCAGGGTGGCGACGCTGCCGGACGGAGTGGTCAGTAGCGCGGGCGAGGAGTTCGCCGACCTCGCCGCCTCGGCCGGCTTGTTCCTCGACCCCTTCCAGCGGTACATCCTGATGCACGGTCTGGGCGAGCGGGCGGACGGCCGGTGGGCGTCCTTCAAGAACTCCGTCTGGATCCCGCGGCAGAACGGGAAGGGCGGCGTGGTCGAGGCGCTGGAGCTCGGCTGGCTGTTCCTCACCCGCGAGCGGCTGATCATGCACTCCGCCCACGAGTACAAGACTGCCGAGGAGGCGTACCGCCGGATCCGCGAGCTGGTGGAGAACACCCCGGACCTCGACCGGCGCGTCCACAAGTACTGGCAGGCCAACGGCGAGCAGGGCATCGAGCTCCGCAAGTCCGCCGGCGGCGGCCGTCTGAAGTTCATCGCCCGCAGCAGGGGGTCCGGCCGCGGCTTCTCCGGCGACAAGAACGTGTTGGACGAGGCGCAGGAGATCACCGCCGCCCAGATGGCCGCCCTGCTGCCCACCATGAGCGCGCGCCCCGACCCGCAGATCTGGTTCTTCGGCACCCCGCCGGAGACCGCGGACGCCTGGGCGTACGACCTGAAGGCGGACGGTGAGGCCGGCGCCGACCCGCGAATGATGCACCTCGACTGGGGCACGGACCTCGACCCCACCGACCCGGAGCACCGCAAGCAGGCGGCCGCCGACGTCGACCTCTGGTACGCCTGCAACCCCGCGCTGGGCGGCCGGATCACCGAGGAGTTCGTCCGCGGCGAGTCCCTGCCGTCCGGCTTGGGCGATAAGTTCATGATCGAGCGGCTCGGCGCGTGGCTGCCCCGACTGACGGAGGGCAACGGTGTCATCGACCTGGACCTGTGGGACCAGCTGGCCGACGTCGAGTCGACCCGCACCGGTGACGTCGCGTTCGCCGTCGACGTCACCCCGAGCAGGGACTGGGCGAGCATCGCGGTCTACGGGCTGCGCGCGGACGGCCTCGGGCACCTGGAGGTCGTCGACCGCAGGCCCGGCACGGACTGGGTGGTGGACCGCTTGGTGCAGCTCGCCGATCGCTGGGACCCGGTGGCCATCGGCCTGGACATCAAGGGCCCGGCCGGTTCCCTGGTCGTCCCCCTGGACAAGGTGGGCATCCGCACACCAGAGGATCCCGAGGCGCCGCGTCGAGGAGACCTCGCGATCCCGACCGCGCAGGACGTCGCCGCCGCGTGCGGCCAGCTGGTCGACGCCATCGCGCAGCAGACGGTCCGCCACATCGACCAGCCCGAGGTGACCACCGCCATCCGCGGTGCCAAGACCCGCACGCTCGGCGACTCCTGGGCCTGGGGCCGGCGGATCAGCACGGTCGACATCTCCCCGCTGGTCGCCCTGACCCATGCCCGCTGGGCGTACGAGGTGCGCGCGCACCTGGTCGCCGACGACTACGACGTACTGAGCTCCGTCCTGTGAGGAGGAGACCGTGAAGGACACCCGCATGGCCCGCTGGGGCCGGGCGCTCGGTGCCCCGTTCCGCTGGGTCGGCCAGCTCGCCACCCGGGCGATCACCTCGCTGCCCTGGGCGTCCGGCGGGCCGGCCGCCGGCCAGGTGTCCACCGAGCGCGCGATCTCCCTGATCCCCGTGTTCGCGTGCGTGCGGCTGATCTCCGAGCAGATCGCCTCGCTGCCGCTGCAGCTGTACCGCCGCAACGGCGACAGCCGTGAGCCCGTCTCCTACGTCCCGCAGCTGCTGTGGGCGCCGGCCGCCGTCGACAGCCTCTACGTCTGGCTGCAGAAGTGCATCCTGTCGATGGCCCTGCGCGGCAACGCCTACGGGCTGATCACCCAGCGGGACACGTTCGGCTTCCCTACCGCGATCGAGTGGCTCAGCCCCGACGAGGTGTACGTCGACGAGACCGTGCCGACCCGGCCCGTCTACTACTGGCGCGGCCGCGAGGTGCGCACGCGCGACATCGTCCACATTCCGTGGGTGGTGCTGCCCGGCCGGGTCGTCGGCCTGTCCCCGGTGCAGGTGTTCGCCCGCACCATCGGCGTCGGCCTGCAGACCACCGACTACGGCCTGTCCTGGTTCACCAACGGCGGCACGCCGCCGTCCGTCCTGAAGAACGCCTCGAAGACCATCACTCCGGAGGAGAGCGAGGCGATCAGCGATCGCGTCTCGGCGCGGATCCGCTCCCGCAAGCCGCTCGTGATCGGCTCCGACTGGGACTTCACCGCGCTGTCCGTCAGCCCGGAAGAGAGCCAGTTCATCGAGACGATGCGGCTCAACGCCAGCCAGATCGCCGCGATCTGGGGTGTCCCGCCGACCATGGCCGGCGGCGACTCGGGCGGCTCGATGACGTACGCCAACATCGAGCAGGAGGCCAACAACCTGATCACGCTCACGCTCCGCCCGTGGCTGGTCCGGCTGGAGGGCGCCCTGTCCGCGCTGATGCCCGGCGCCGAGTCCGTCCGGTTCAACGTCGACGCGATGATCCGCACCTCGATCCTCGACCGGTACAACGCGCACGGCATGGCCCTGGACCAGGGCTGGCGGAACCGCGACGAGGTCCGCGCGATCGAGAACCTCTCTCCGCTGCCGGACAGTGCGCTCGGCAACCACTACGGCCCGCTGCCCGCGGCCGTCTCCAACGCGGCCTAGGAGGGCCTGATGAGTACGGCAGAGCGCCGCACGGCGCGCGGCCTGGTCGAGGTCCGCGCGGACGGCGGCCAGACGATGACCATCGGCGGGTACGCCGCCAAGTTCAACCGCCTGTCCCGCAACCTGGGAGGGTTCGTTGAGCGGGTCGACCCGGGGTTCTTCGCCAAGTCGGAGGGCGACGGCTGGCCCGAGGCGATGGCCCGCTACAACCACGACGACGACTTCCTCCTCGGCACGGTCGCCGGCGGAACGCTGCGGCTCACCGTGGACGGCACCGGCCTGGACTACGAGGCCGCCCTGCCATCGTCCCGCGCCGACGTGTACGAGCTCGTCCAGCGCGGCGACGTCACCCGCTCCTCGTTCGCGTTCTTCACCTTCGAGGACGACTGGTCGATGACCGACCAGGACTTCCCGCTGCGGACCCTGCTGTCCGGCCAGCTGGTCGACGTCGCCCCCGTCAACTCCCCCGCGTACCTCGACACCGACACCGGCCTGCGCTCCCTCGCGGAGCGGGCCGGCGCCGAACTTGCCGAGGTCCGGGCGGCCGCCGAGGCCGGCGAGCTCCGCCGGTTCCTCGGCCCCAAGCCACCGACCGTCATCGACACCGGCCGCAGCGGGCAGGGCGAAACCCACCCGCTCGTGGCCATCCGGCAGCGGCGCGCCGAGCTCCTCAAGCGCCGCACCCCCTGAGGCAGGGCGACCCCCACCTCGACACACCCAGCCCACAGCGTGCCCCGGCCCGACGCCGAGGGCGCCACCGTCATGCCCAGGAGGCACCGTGCCCGACTTCATCGCCCGGCTGCAGGAGCGCCGAGCCAACATCTGGGAGCAGGCCAAGGCCCTGCTCGACGCGGCCGAGGCCGAGAGCCGCGACCTCACCGCCGAGGAGGAGCAGTCCTACCAGCGGATGAACGCGGACCTCGACGCCATCGACGGCCGCGTGCAGGACATGCGCGCCGCCGAGCAGCGCGCCGCGGACGCCGAGGCCGCCTTCGCCGAGCTCCTCGCCAAGCCCGCCGAGCGCCGCAACCCGGCCGGCGGCGACGCCCCGGGCGGCGAGGCGGAGGCCGTCCGCAAGTGGCTCACCGGCCAGTCCGGCCGGTCCTTCGAGATCCGCCCCGACGGCCCGATGCCGCTCGACCAGCGCACCCTGTCCAAGCTCTCCGCGGGCGCCGGCGCCAACACCGTCCCGATCTCCTTCTACCGCCAGCTCGTGGAGCACATGATCGAGGTCTCCGGCGTCCTCGCCGCGGGCCCGACCGTGCTCACCACCAGCACCGGCGAGCAGATCCAGGTCCCCAAGACCACCGCGCACTCCGCCTCGGCGAGCATCGTCGCGGAGGCCGGCACTCTCAACGCCAACGAGCCGACGTTCGGCCAGGTCGCCCTCGACTCCTACAAGTACGGGTTCCTGCTGCAGGTCAGCCACGAGCTGGCGAACGACACCGCGGTGGACCTGCTCGGCTACCTCGCCCGGCAGGCCGGCCGCGCACTCGGCAACGGGTTCGGTGTCCACCTGGTCACCGGCGACGGCTCCAGCAAGCCGAACGGCGTGCTGACCGCCGCGAGCCTCGGCAAGACCGGATCCACCGGCGTGGTCGGCGCCCCCGGCGGCGACGACCTGATCGACCTCTTCTACTCGGTCATCGGCCCGTACCGGAACAGCTCGTCCTGCAGCTGGCTGATGCGGGACGCCACCGTGGCCGCGGTGCGCAAGCTGAAGGACACCACCGGCCAGTACCTGTGGGTCCCCGGCCTGGCCGGCTCGCCCGACACCATCCTCGACAAGCCGCTGCGGACCGACCCGAACATGCCCGCCGTGGCGACCACCGCCAAGAGCATTCTCTTCGGCGACTTCTCCACGTACTTCGTCCGGCAGGTCGAGTCCATCCGGTTCGAGCGCTCGGACGACTACGCGTTCAACACCGACCTGATCACCTACCGCGCGATCCTGCGCGGCGACGGCGACCAGGTCGACACCACCGGCTCCATCAAGTACTTCGCCGGCGCGGCGACCTGACCCGCCCTGCGGCGCCCCGGGCCGTCCCGGGGCGCCGCCCCCTTCCCCCGCCACCACGCACACCAGGAGGACCCGTGCGCGTCCGCATGCTCGCCAGCATCTCCGGCACCCGCGACGGCCAGCCCTGGCCGCCCCGCGGCCACACCATCGACCTGCCCGACGACGAGGCCGCCCAGCACATCGCCCAGCGCACCGCCGAACCGGCCGACGACGAGGACGGCCAGGACCAGGAGCCCGAGGGCTCCGTCGGCTCCGGCCCGGACGGCGGCACCGAAAAGAACGACGAGGACCAGGGCGACGGTGATGGCGCCCCCGAGGCCGACACCGCCGAGGGGCCCCCGGCGGAAGCCGCCGAGGAGGAGCCGAAGCGCGGCCGCGGCCGCCCGCGCCTGCCCCGCGACGGCGAGGGCAACATCGTCCGCGAGGGCTGACCGGTGGCCGACACGGAGTACGTCACCCTCGCCGACCTCCGGGACGCCCTGAAGGTCCCGGACGACGACACCGAGCGGGACAACCTGCTGGGCAAGGCGCTCCGGTCGGCCTGCCGCAGCATCGACCGCGCGACCGGCCGCCGGTTCTACCTCGACGACACGGCCACCGCGCGCACCTACCGCCCCGACGGCCGCACCGTCATGACCGACTCCGGCGAGAAGCTGATCATCGACGACATCGGCGACACCGCCGGCCTGCTCGTGGAGACCGGCTCCGGCGGCTCCTGGTCCACCGTCACCGGCTGGGAGACCGCCCCGGACAACGCCCTCGTCCGCGGCCGGCCCGTCGAGGCCCTGCTCCTGCCCGCCGGGTCGTGGGGGTGCGGCACCGCCCGCGTGCGGGTCACCGCCCGGTGGGGCTGGCCCGCCGTCCCGGACGACATCGCCCAGGCCGCCCTCACCCAGGCCATGCGGCTCTACCGCCGCAAGGACAGCCCGGAGGGGGTCACCGGCAGCGCGGAGTGGGGCGTCGTCCGGCTCAGCCGGCGCGACCCGGACGTGTGGGCGCTGCTCGAACACTTCATCCTGCCCGGCTTCGGATAAGGAGGCACCGTTGCAGATCGCCGACGTCCGCGCCGCCATCGCGGCGGCCGCCGCCACCGTCGCCCTGCCCCCGAAGGCAGGCCGGCTCGTGGCCACGGGCTACGTCCCCGACTCGGTCACCGAGCCCGCGTTCTTCATCGCGGACGTCGAGGTCGAGTACGACAAGACGATGGGGCGCGGCCTGGACGCCCTGCAGCTGACCTGTCGCGTCCTGGTCGGACGTCAGGACGACCAGCGTGCCCAGGCCGTCCTCGACGCCATGCTCTCCGGCGCCGGGCCCGCCTCGCTGAAGGCCGCGATCGAGGCCGCCCGCGGCGCCCCCGGCGAGGCCGCGCTGGGCGGTCTCGCGCACGACCTCCACATCGAGCGCGTCCAGGCCTACCGCTGGTACGAGCACCAGGGCACCGAGTACGTCGGCGCCGAGATCGTCATCCGCGTGATCGGACGGGGGGACTCCTGATGACCGCCATCATCCTCACCAACGTGAGGCTGTTCACCGCCGGCGCCGACCTCACCGGCTCCTCCAACAAGGTCGAGCTGCAGTCCGAGGTCGAAGAGAAGGACGGCACCACGTTCGGCTCCGGCGGCTGGAAGGCCCCGAAGGGCGGGCTGGCGTCCAGCTCGATCCAGGGAGAGGGCCTGTGGGAGGCCGGCGACCCCGGCCTCATCGATGACGTCGCGTGGGCGACGCTCGGCGGCGTCGGCCCGTGGACCGTCTGCCCGGACACCGCGGCCCTCGGCTCCCTCGCCTACTTCACACAGATGCTCCGCTGCGACTACAGCCTCCTCGGCGAGGTCGGCGAGCTCGCCCCGTGGTCGTCCAAGGGATCCGGCGCCTGGCCGCTCGCCCGCGGCCAGATCGCCCACCCCCCGGGAACCGCCCGGTCCTCGTCCGGCACCGGCACCGCGCAGCAGCTCGGCGCCCTCACCGCCGGCCGCCGCCTGTACGCCAACCTCCACGTGCTCTCGGTGGCCGGCACCGCCGCCCCCACCATCACCGCCCGCGTGGAGAGCGACGACAACGCCGGCTTCACCAGCGCCACGACCCGGCTCACCTTCAACGCCGCGACCGCCCAGGGCGGCCAGGCTCTGCGCACCGACGGCTCTGCCATCACGGACGACTGGTGGCGGATCGCCTGGAGCATCACCGGCACCGGCCCATCGTTCACGTTCGCCGCCGCGCTCGGCATCATCTGAGGAGGCATCACCGTGCCCACCATGGTTCTCACCAGCGAATACCTGTCGATCAGCGGCAACGACCTCTCCGCCTTCACACGCAAGTGCGAGGTGGCGGTGGAGGTGGAAGAGAAGGACGTCACCACCTACAGCAGCCTTGGCTGGAAGGTCGTGATCGGCGGCCTGAAGAGCGGGTCGCTCGCGATCGAGTGGATCACCGACTTCGCCGCCGGCCAGCTCGACGCGATCATGTGGCCCCTGTTCGGCACCGTCGTGCCGTTCGAGGTGAGGCCGACCCAGGCGGTCGTCGGCACCTCGAACCCGAAGTGGACGGGGAGCTGCCTGGTGAAGGAGCTCGCCCCGATCAGCGGCAGCATCGGCGACGAGGCCACCCAGGGCGTCACCTTCCCCACCTCCGGCGCCGTCACCCGCGCGACCAGCTGATGGCGACCGACCCGCCGGTGGAAGTCAGCGTCGACACCGAGGGCCTGGACGCCCTGGTGCGCGCCCTTCGCGCCGAGGAGGACGGCAAGGAGCTCCGCAAGGAACTCGCCCGCAACATGAGGGACGCGCTGAAGCCCGCGGTGGCTGACGCCAAGGCGGCCGTCATGGCCGTCACGGCGAACTCCACCGCGTCCCCCGCGCTGCGGGCCGGCGTCGCCCGCAAGATCAGGCCCGAGGTGAAGCTGGGCGGGAAGTGGTCCGGCGCCCGGGTCAAGGCGAAGAAGACCCCCAACATCCGCGGCTTCGCGAACGCGGCCAAGAGGCTCCAGCAAGCCGCGGGCTGGCGGACCCAGTCCTGGGGACGCGGCTGGCGGGTGCAGCACGGCAAGGTCGACTGGTTCGACCGCGCGATGCAGCCCGTTGCCCCGCAGGCCCGCCGGGCCGTCCTGGACGCCATGGAATCGATGGCCCGCCGCATCCGCTCGCGGGCCGGTTAAGGAGACGTGCGTGTACCTGACGTACAAGCCGGAGGGCTCCGAGGAGCCCCGCCGCTGGAAGTACGAGCCGAAGAAGCTCATGAGCGCGGAGCGCGAAGCGATCGAGAAGCGCACCGACCGGAACTACGCCCAGTTCGTCGGCGACGTCCAGCAGGGCTCCAGCATCTGCCGCCGCGCGCTGCTCTGGGTGATGCTCAAGCGCGAGCACCCCGCGCTCCGCTTCGACGACGTGGACTTCGCGTGGGACGAGCTGGATTTCGAGTACTCGAAGGCCGAGCTGCAGGAGTTCCGCCGCGACGCCTCCGAGCAGGCCCCGAGCGGCCAGCGGGACGCGATCCTCGCCCAGCTCGACAAGGAGATCGCCGAGGCGTTCGAGGAGGACGAGGGAAAAGCCCCGCAGCCGAGCGCCGCTTCCGGCGCCTCGGCGACGCGTCGCACCTCCTCGGCGTCCGCCCGTGGGAGTGGCAGCGCCTGACGGTCGAGGAGGAGGAGTACCTCCTCGCCTGGCTCGACTCGTACGAGGAGCAGACCACCAAGGCCGCCGCCAGAACGAGGAGGTGAGACCGTGTCCGACACCAGCCTCGTGTTCAACCTCGTGGCCAGGGACAGGGCCACGGCCGCGCTCGGCAAGATGAAGGACAAGCTGGCCACCGCCGCGGCCGGCATCTCCGCGGCCGTCGCGGGCGCCCTCGGCAAGGGCATCGCGGATAACCTCGACATGTCGTCGAGCGCGGCCAAGCTCACCGCCCAGCTCGGCCTCGGCCCGGCCCAGGCCGCCGAGGCGTCGAAGGTCTCCGCGGCGGTCTACCGCGACGCCTGGGGCGAGAGCACCGCCGACGTCAACGAAGCGATCCGCGGCGTGTACCAGCAGATCGGCGACACCTCCACCGCCCAGGGAGGCCTGCAGGGCGTCACCACGAAGGCCATGGCCCTAGCGGAGACCATGGACCAGGACGTCGGCGGGGTAACCACCGCCGTCGGCCAGATGCTGAAGACCGGACTCGCCAAGAATGCGGACGAGGCATTCGACATTCTGACTCGTGGATTCCAGACCGGCGCCGACAAGGCCGGTGACCTGTTGGACACGATGAATGAATATGGAACGCAATTCAGGAAGGTCGGCCTCGACGGGGCGACCGCAACGGGCCTTATCAGCCAGGGCCTGAAGGCGGGCGCGCGCGACGCGGACCTGGTCGCGGACGCCGTCAAGGAATTCTCGATCAGGGCGATCGACGGCAGCCAGAGCACCGCCGACGGATTCAAGGCCGTGGGCTTGAACGCGAAGACCATGGCCTCCGAGATCGGGAAGGGCGGGCCGTCGGCCGCGGCCGCGCTCGACCTCACCCTCGACCGGCTGCGGGCCATGAAGGACCCGGTGGCACAGGCCGCCGCCGCGACCGCGCTGTTCGGAACCCAGTCCGAGGACCTGGGCAAGGCGCTCTTCGCCCTCGACCCGAGCTCGGCGGTGTCCGCACTCGGGCAGGTCGGCGGCGCGGCCGACCAGATGGCCAAGACCGTCCACGACACACCCGCCGCCGCGCTGGAGCAGTTCAAGCGAGACGTGCAGGTCAAGCTGGCCGACATCGGCGGGAAGTTCGTCCAGTTCGCGATGGACCACCAGTCGTTCATGCAGCCGATGGCGATCACGCTCGGCGCGATCGCCGGCGCGATCCTCCTGGTGCAGGGCGCCACGATGGCCTGGTCCGCAGCCCAGCAGGTGTGGAAGGGCATTCAGATGGCCTCCACCGCAGCCCAGTGGCTGTGGAACGCGGCCATGTCCGCCAACCCGATCGGGCTGATCATCATCGGTGTGGCCGCGCTGATCGCCGGGTTCGTCCTGCTCTACCAGAACAGCGAGACGTTCCGGGCGATCTGCACCGCGGCATTCAGCGGGGTATGGGCCCTGATCAAATTCGTCTGGGACTGGATCAGCAACAACTGGAAGCTACTGCTCGGCATCCTGACCGGGCCCATCGGTCTCGCTGTTTTCGCGATCACTCACTACTGGGACCAGATCAAGGCTGGGGCATCGTCGGTCTGGGACTGGATCAAGACCGCGGCGCGGGGAATCGGAAATGCCTTCTCGTTCGTCGGCCAGATGATCTGGGCCCCGTTCAAGTGGGCATTCAACATGGTCGCCTGGGGCTGGAACCACAGCGTCGGCGGGCTCGGGTTCACCGTCCCGGACTGGGTGCCCGGCGTTGGCGGCCGCAGCTTCCACATCCCGCACGTGCCGATGCTCGCCAAGGGCGGCCACATCACCGGCTCCGGCGACGTCATCGTCGGCGAGAACGGCCCCGAGCGGCTCTCCCTGCCGAGCGGCGCGACCGTCACCCCGCTATCCCGCGCCACGGGCGGCGGGGGCGGTGTCCTGCGGGTGGAGATCGCCGGGCCCGAGGAGATGCGCCGGCTGATCCGACTTGTCGTCCGCTCCGACGGCCGCGGCGACGCCGGCACTGCGTTCAACACCGGCTGACAGGAGGACACTGTGGCGTTCCCCCAGGACCCGATGAGCGTGGTCGTCGCCCTGAAGACCGGCACCACCTGGTCGGATATCAGCGGCGACGTCCTCGCCCGGGACGGCATCAGCATCGACCGCGGCCGCGCGGACGAGGGCTCACGCGCGGACCCGGGTAAGTGCCGCCTGAGCCTGGACAACACCGACGGCACGTACACCCGGCGCAACCCGCTCAGCCCGCTGTACGGCCTGATCGGCCGCAACACGCCGCTGCGGGTGTCGGTCCGGGCGGCGCACTACCTCGACGTCCCGGGGGCCGGCAACGCCTCGACCCCGGACACCGCCGCGCTCGACATCACCGGCGACCTGGACGCCCGGGTCGAGGCCACCTCGGACACCCTGTGGTGGCAGCCCACCCCGACGGAGATCCTCGGCAAGTACGAGAACGTCGTGGGCAACCAGAGGGCCTGGCGCCTGACCGTCGCCAGCGGCTACCTGCAGCTCGGCTGGTCCACCGACGGCACCGGCGCCGGCTTCACCAACGTCATCGCCACCGCGCCCGTGGCCGCGCCGCGCTCCGGCCGCCTCGCCGCCCGGGTCACCCTCGACGTCGACAACGGCGCGACCGGCAAGACCGTGACGTTCTACACCGCGCCGTCCATCGCGGGCCCGTGGACCCAAGTCGGCGCCCAGGTCGTCTCGGCCGGCACCACCAGCATCTTCAACTCCAGCGCGCCACTGCAGGTCGGGGCGACCGGAAACGGCGGTGTCGGCCGGCCCACCATGCGCGTGCATGCCGCCGAGGTCCGCAGCGGCATCGGCGGGACCGTGGTGGCCGCACCGGACTTCACCGCCCAGGCAGTCGGCGCCACCACCTGGGTCGACTCGGCGGGCCGGACCTGGACCGTCAACGTCCCCGCCACCATCACCGACCTGTGGCACCGGTTCTGCGGCGAGGTCTCCACCTGGCCGACCCGCTGGGACGTCTCGGGCAAGGACGTCTGGACGCCGATCGAGGCCGCCGGCATCCTGCGCCGCCTCGGCCAGGGCAAGACCCCGCTCCGCAGCCCCATGTTCCGGGAATTCTCGAGTCCGGCCCGCACCCACATCGTCGCCTACTGGCCCATGGAGGACGGCGAGTTCTCCACCGCGTTCGCCTCGGCCATCGCGGGTGCGGCCCCGCTGGCGATCAGCGGCACCGCCAAGCCCGCCTCCTATGCGGACTGGCTGCCCTCGGCGCCGATGCCGACCCTGGGCACCGCCACCGCCTCCGGCACGCTCCCCACCTACACCGCCACCGGCCAGACCGCCCTGCGCTTCTGGCTCCGCCCGCCCGCGGCCGGAGTCGCGACCGAGCAGCGGCTCATCACCCTGGCCGGCACCGGCACCGCCGCCCGCTGGACGCTGTCCCTCGCCCCCACCGGCCTGCGGCTGCGGGCGTTCAACACTCTCGGTGTGGCGCTGCTCGACACCGGCGTGGTCGGCTTCGCCGTCAACGGCGTCGACTCCAGCATCGTGCTGGAGCTCACCGAGTCCGCTGGCAGCGTCAACTGGCGCGTCCAGCGGCAGACGTTCACCCTGTACGGCGGCATCGATGAGGGCCAGACCACCGGCACGCTCGCGGCCGCGACCGTCGGCCAGATCACCGCGCTGGCCGTCGCCGAGGATCAGGCCCTGGGGGACACCGTCGTCGGCCACATCGCCGTCGCCGACGACCTCACCGCCTACACCAACACCGCCCAGGCCATGGGCGGCTGGGCGGGGGAGACCTCCCTCGACCGGCTGGTGCGGCTCTGCGCCGAGAACCAGATCGGGTTCACCTACACCGGCCAGGCCTCCGACACGATGCGGCTCGGCATCCAGCCCAGGGCGACCCTGCTGTCCGTCCTGGACGCCGCGGCCGCCGCCGACGGCGGGATCCTCGGCGAGCAGCTCGGCGACCTCGGCCTGACCTACGCCACCCGCACCAGCCTCTACAACGAGCCCGTAGCCCTGGCCCTGGACTACGCGTCGAACGGCGAGGTCGCGCCGAACCTGGAGCCCGTCGACGACGACCAGCACGTCTCCAACGACGTCGAGATCAAGCGCGACGGCGGATCCTCGGCGCGCGTCGACCTCGACATCGGGACGCTGTCCACCCTCGACCCGCCCGCGGGCGTCGGCCGGTACGAGGACAGCACCACCCTCGGCCTGTACCAGGACTCCCAGTGTGTGCACATCGCCGGGTGGAGGCTGCACCTGGGCACCGTCGACGAGGACCGGTACCCGAAGATCCGGGTGGACCTCGCGGCCGCCCCGCACCTGATCCCCGCGATCCTGGCCGCCCGCCTCGGCGACCGGGTCACCATCGCCCACCCGCCGGCCTGGCTGCCGCCCGGCACCATCGACCAGATGGCCCTCGGCTCCAGCGAGACCATCGGCCTGTGGGACTGGGACATCGAGTTCAACTGCGTGCCCTACAGCCCGTGGAAGGTCGCCGTGCTCGACGACGGCACCCTCGGCCGGCTCGACTCCGACGGCTCCACCCTCGCGGTCGCTGCCACCAGCGGTGCCACCGCGCTCACCGTCCAGACCACCAGCATGGACTCACAGCGGTGGACCACCGACCCGGCGGAGGTGCCGCTCGACCTGCTGATCGCCGGCGAGGTCGTCACCGCCACCGCGATCAACCACAGCGTGCGGGACAGCTTCGGCCGGACCGCGAGCAGCAGCTGGGGCTCGGCAGACTCCGGGCAGGCCTGGACGACCGGCGGCGGCTCCGCGTCCGACTACTCCGTGTCCGGCGGCACCGGCCGGCACGCCTGCAGCACCGTCAACGCCACCCGGCGCACCACCGCCGCCGCGCCGACCGCCGACCTGGAGCTGTACGCCACGGTCTCCAGCAGCGCGCTCGCCACCGGCGCCAGCCAGAACGCTTCCCTGATGGCCCGCCTGGTCGACGCCTCGAACTACTACTACTGCCGGTTCGAGATGACGACCACGCAGACCGTGATTCTCGCCCTGCGCAAGCTGGTGGCGGGCGTGGACACCCTGCTGACCAGTCTCACCGTGCCCGGCCTCGTCCACGCGGCGGGCACCCGGTACGCGATCCGCTGGCAGGTCTACGGCACCACCCTGCGCGCCCGCGCCTGGCTCGCCTCCGGTGTCGAGCCGACCGACTGGCACGTCACCGCGACGGACGCCTCGTTCACCGCGGCCGGTCAGGTCGGCTGCCGCTCGATCCTCACCACCGGCAACACGAACACGCTGCCGGTGACCATCGACTACGACGACTTCCGGGTGCCCAACCCTCAGGCGTTCACCGTCGCCCGGGCCGCCAACGGCATCATCAAGGCCCAGTCCGCCGGAGCCGACGTCCGCCTCGCCACCCCCATGATCCTCGCCCTGTAGGAGGCCCACGTGGTTATCGCAGTTCCCGCGCCGGTCACCCGGGCGGCCGGCAGCAGGGTGACGAGCGGCATCTGGCAGGCCGACATCACCGACCCGGTCACTTTCCTGACGAACCCGCCGGTGTTCCAGGGCTACCAGACGGCCGTGCAGTCGATCGGCAACTCCAGCTTCGTGCCGCTCGCCCTGGACACCGAGGCCGTCGACTCATACACCGGCCACTCGACGGTCACCAACAATAGCCGCTGGACCTGCCCGGCCGGCGGCGCCGGCTGGTACCTCGTGATCGGCTACTTCGGGTGCGCGGCCAACGGCACCGGCGTCCGGCTCACCCGGATCAACAAGAACGGCGCGACCCTTCCCCTGTCGCAGTCCGACCTGCCCACGCCCGGCGCCGCGGTCACCCTCGCCGGCATGGCCATCGCCCTGGTCCAGCTCGCCGTCGGCGACTACGTCGAGACATGCGGCTTCCAGACCAGCGGCGGCGCGCTCAACACCGTCCCGGGTGACAGCGGGATGGTCGTCCTCTTCTACCACGCCTGACAGGAGCGCTCTCGTGAGAACGCCCATCGCCCCCCTGCCGCTGTCCACGCCCCGGTGCGCGGCCTGCGGCGAGCCCGCCGCCGTCCAGTGGCGGCGTCGCAACGTCGAGGACCCGAACGCCACTGACGCCGTGTACGCCTGCGGCCCGCACGCCATCACCCTGGACGCCGCAGCCCTCGTCCACCAGGCCGACTGCCCGGCCCCCGACCCGGCCGTACTGCCCGAGTGCGGGTGCAGCCCGGAGCCGGCCCCGCCGCCGACCCCGGTCCCCGGCGCCGAGCCGACCACCGCCCTCCCGACCGGCTGGGTCGTCCCGACCGGCACCTGACCCACCCCCACACCCCAGCCCCGCGGCCGCCCGGCCCGGGGCTCCTGCATGCCCGGAGGAAGCCCGTGCCCGACCAGTTCCTTCCCGGCGCCGAGCGGCGCCAGCTCGACGACGCGCCGATGACCGGCGACGGCGGCACCCGCACCATCTGGCACATCACCTGGGACAAGAACGCCACTGCGGAGCGGCCCGCGGACCTCGTCTCCTTCGAGTCCCTCGCCAGCTACTTCTACGGCTCCGGCTCCGGCTCCGCGCCGCACCTGCTCTGGGACCCGTTCACCGGCCGGGTGATGCAGTTCTTCTCGGCGACGTCCCGCAGCAAGTCCGTGATCAACGCTCCGGGCGGCGTTGAGACGAACCGCAAGGGCAACGTCTGCATCCAGATCGAGAGCCTCTTCTTCCCGTACTGCCAGGTCAACGGCAAGGTCTACCCGACGCTCGCCGACACTCCCTGCATCGGTCTGGACCGGATCATGGCCTGGCTGCGGTCCTGGGGCGTGCCGGACGTCTGGCCGATGGGCGAGCCGACCTGGACGCCCCGCCGGGACGCCGCGGTCTGGGACCGGGCCAGCGGCCACTACGGCCACTCCCAGGTCCCGGAGAACGACCACAACGACCCGGGTCCGATGCCCAGCCTCTTCGGCACCGCGGCGCCCGTCCCGGCCCCGGCGCCGCCGGCCCGGTCGACCGGCCCGGCCTGGCCTGGCCGCTACCTGCGCGACCCCACCCGCGGCTCCGACGCCCGGATGTGGCAGCAGCGCATGCGGGAACGCGGCTGGCCCATCACCGTCGACGGCGTCTACGGCCCGCGCTCGGCCGCGATCTGCCGCACCTTCCAGCAGGAAAAGCACCTCGGCGCCGACGGCGTGGTTGGTCCCGCGACCTGGGCCACCACCTTCCGAACCGACAACGTCACCTGATCGGAGCTCACCATGCCCAGTAAGTTCGTTGTTGACGCGGCCGAGCGCATCGGCGCCACCGCGGCCGAGGCCGGCCTGGGCGCCGCCATCGTGGAACTCGGCGACCTGCCGTACTGGTGGATCGCCCTGCTGCTGCCAGCCCTGGCCGCCGGTAAGGCGGGCCTGGCCTCGTTCATCGGCCGGAAGGACACGGCAGCCGCACTGCCCGCGGCCGCAGACCCGGCGAGCCGCCAGTGATAGCTGAGCCCACCACCGGGGTCGTCGCGGTCGACCAAGCCGCAGCCTGGGCCGCGGCCCTCGCCGCGATCCTCGGCCTGCTCCTAGTCATCTGGCGGGCCGTGCGGAGGTCACTGGCCAAGCTGGAACAGTTCCTCGACGACTGGAACGGAACACCCGGCAGGCCGGGCGTCCCGGCCCGGCCCGGCATGGTCGAGCGCGTCGGCCGCATCGAAGGACTGCAGCGCCAACAGGGCGAACACCTCGACCGCATCGAGCACGAGCTGCACCCCAACAGCGGGTCGAGCCTTCGGGACGCGGTCGATAGCATCGGCCGGACCGTCGGCGCCACCCCCCGCGACCCCTGAGACCACGCCCCCCGCCCCGGCTCCGGCCGGCGGCGGGGGGCGGCTTTGGCGTTTTGCACCCTGACGTCTCGTCACTCGACGGTCGTAGACTCGGCTCACCACTCGACGGAGGGAGCACCGTGGAGACCGAGTTCACCTACGACATCCGGTACCGGCTCGACCCGAGCGCCGAGGTCCGGACCCGCCGGCTGACCCTCGCGGACCCCGACCCTCAGCCGGGCTACGGTCCGGCACTGGGCCATCTTCACCAGGCGCTCCGCAGGTCCGACCCAGTCGAGTTCGGTGACATGACCGACCCAGCCCAGCTCGCGATCCTGTCCGTGCGGCAGGTGGTCGAGGCCTAGAGCCGCCGGCGCGCGTCCTCCAGGCGGACCCGGTAGAAGGCTGCGTCCCGGGGGTACTCCTCGGCGAGCTCGTCCACGACCTGGGCGAGGGCGTCGGCTGCGGTCGCCCAGTCCCGCGCGGCGTGCGCGGCCTCGCCCATCAGCGCACGTGCCCGGGTCGGGCTGAGCCAGTAGAGCCAGCCGGGTCGCTCGCCCTCCTCCGGCGCGCGTAGTGCGTCCGTGTAGGCCTGCTCTGCCAGTATGCGGGCCCGGTCGCGCTCGCCGACGCAGGCGGCCGCCATGGCCTCTGTGTGGCGGGCGATCGAGGCCGCGGCGGGCGAGAGCTCGTGCGCGTACCACGAGGCGTCGGCCGCCGTCCTCAGCGCCCGTACTGGGTCCCCGGTCTGCAGCTGGTAGTAGCTGCGGACCCGGGTACACCAGGAGGCCATGTCGCGCGAGTGTGCGTCCATGGCCCAGCCTTGTGCGCAGTTGAGCCAGGCGAGTGCGGGGCCGAGGCGGCCCTCTCCGTGGGCGACCCAGGAGAGCCAGTGCGCGTGCTCGGCTGCCAGCAGTAGGAGCCGGTCGGCCGTCTCGCCCGAGCAGCCCGGAAGCAGGCGTGTGACGACGTCCAGCTGCTGCCGGACGACGGGCCACATGCCGACCCCAGACCCGGAGTCCTCCGCCCGTCGGTGTTCGGCCAGCACTCGGGCGATCCACTCAGCATCGCGGGTGTCGGGCCGGCCTCGGGCGTGCGCGCGAGCTACCCGCTCGGTCAGTTCTGGGTCGGGTGACCAGGCAATCTCTGTGGAGGTGGTGGGAAGGCCGAGGAGTTCGGGCGGCACGCGGAGTCCCTCTGTGATGCGTCGGATGACCGCCTGCTCCGTGATTCGCCGCCGCCCGCACTCGATCAGGGAGACGTGTGACTGCGGCATTCCGATGAGCAGGCCGAGCTCGGTCTGCGGGATCCCTCCGGCGGCGCGCCGGTAGTGCCGGAAGACCCCGGCCCAGTCCTCGCTCGCCCAGGCTGCCCGCAGACGCGGGTCAAGCCATGGTGCATCAGTGCGCATGAGTTGACGATACGTCAGGCGTATATGGCTGCGTATCGCATCCGGGCACTTCGGGGTCGATCCTCTACCCGTACGGATGATCCGTCCCGAGGAGGCTCCATGTCGTCACCCCCTGACCTCACCGAGGAGCAGCTGGCAGGCATCGCTTGCGTCGACTGCGCCGCGGCTGATGTGCCGTTGTTCGACGCGGGCACGATTCGGCGGGGCGGCGGCGGAGAACCGGTGCAAATCCTGCCGGTGATGCGCTGCCGGCCGTGCGAGCCGGTCGGCCAGGTGATCGTGATCGCCAGCAGCTCGGGGGCTGCACGGTGAGCGGAGAAGTCCGCGAGCGGGTGGACCTTCCGCGCGCGATCGAGATCCGGCTGGACCTGAGGGCCGGCCGCTACGTGTCCGCGGAGTGCCAGAACCTGGCGTGCTGGGGGTGCCCCGGGGGCATCTCGATACGGCCCGACAACGGACCGGGGCAGCGCATCCGCTGCACCTGCTCGCACGAGGGTTGTTCCTGTCGAGCCTGGTACGAGGCGAACGGGCCGGAGCGGAAGCCGCAATCGGCCGCCGTTCAGCCGTAG